GACGGCTTACCACTTTTGGTACGCCACTTCTGTTTAGTCCATGCCTTCAAAGAGCGTTGGCTCTTCTTTAGTGCCATTCTTGTTCTCCTGAGTTAGCTTTACAAGCGTAGCAAACTTTTCACTTGCTTCAGCGTACTTGTCAATCGCTTTATCCATCTCTTCAAGCAAATGCGGATGTTCGCCCACAGCGACTGCATTGTTGAGATAATTAGTAAGTACGTATGTTGCATCTTTCATCTCCGCTTGATATTTAAACAACAAAGCATCTATGGCTAGTTTGGGTAAAGACATTTATTTCTCCAAATACTTTAGTATACAATTCTAAATAGAAGAAGTCAACACAACAACAAAACAGGCAACCATTGATACGATTGCAATTACAGCTATCGCTGTTGCTTTTGCTGCTTCCCAAAACTCATGTTCTTTACGGGCCTGCTCTATTTTTCTTTTTCTCTCTGCTTCTTTTGCTTCTTGTATTCGTTTAGCACGTTCGTTTACTATACCTGCCCACGTTCCGGGTCCAAACCTCATGTCTACAAGTACAGATACTTCACGTAGTTTCTCAGCCGCCAACTTCGCATCGATAACTTCTTGTGCAACAGAGTTTACACTAAAGGTATCTACACCTGCCTTTTTATTACGTGCTTTTTGAGCTTCGTGTTCTCCACGAAACAAATCATCAATGTGACCAGCCATTTGACCGATATCTTTAACAGTATTTATATTAGATTTAATAAAGTCTGTGGCCTGCTTTACGAGAGCGATTCCTGTCAGTACTTCTGCTACAACCATAAATCACTCCACAATCTTTACAATATAATTTTTACCGTCTGCACCCTTGCTAATCTCGACTGTTTTGTTTTCGCAAGAATATCGAACTGTGCCTGTATCCTTGTATAAGTTTCGCTCTATAGTGCGTTTAGCTTTCAAGCATCTAGATAACTGTTCGTAAGCTGTATGCTCTGCTACGTGACCTGAGAGATATAATATCAATGTGATGGTTTCAGTGACCATTTCTCATCTTTTCAAGACGGGCTTCTATGGCACTAATACGCTTCTCATAGAACTCCAGTGTTAGTTTCTGTTGTTGGTCGTGGGGTAATCGACCTTCATCTGCCTGCACAGATAATTCGTCTAGCTGTTGTGAGAGGTGTTCGATTAGCATAAACTGTTCAGAGTCTGCTGGCAAACTACCCATTTCACCTCTGGGCCACTTAATGCGAAACTCAGTGTTATGGTCCACATTTGACTTCATCATAGTGATGTTAGTCTCAATGGTGTTAAGACGCTCTATGATACCAAAGTATGCCCAAGTAGCAAGAGATGCTGCTGCAACCATACTGATGATATTGCGGAGAGGCAGCGCAACCTCTGTATTCTCGTTCAGACGAGGCATGTAGGTCTTTACCTGTTTTTACTTTTTAGATTTTTTTGCTTTGTTATTTTTGACTGCACTTGTTAAGGTTTTTACCTGTCCAGAGTGAGCTTTAACTGCCTTTTTAAGACCTTTAATTACTTTCTTTACTTGTTTTTTAGCTTTTGGTTTCACGTCTATTCTCCTAATTTTTGTAACCACCGCCTGCTTTTTTATAAGCAGCCGCAAGCATTTGAGCCTTTCTTGCTGACCATTGTCCCGGCCTGCCGCCTTTTCCACCTGCCTTGATACGATTGAACAGACGTTTTCTCATGCTGGGCTTGGTGTAATTGCCAGCTTCGTTGACACGGCTCTTGCTTTTCTTTGCCTTGCCGCCCTTCTTTAATGCTTGCCGCCCATCTGGATTATATTCTTCATTTATTTCTTTTAACCGCATAGATAGAAGTGCATCTTGTCCAGTGTATTTTGGAGAGGTCCTAGAGTCTTTTGTAATCGTTCTTATTGTACTTGACTCTTGTCCACGTCTAACTTTTCTCTTTTGTTCTCTAGTAGTGGTTTCTGCCCCATCCTCTCCCGGACTTTTCAAAGCATCTCTATATTTTTGTGGTTTAAATTTTACTGGCATATTAACTCTCTATTAAGTAACAACTACAGTTTTTCCTTTGAGCATATGTTCTATTGCTCTATCAGAGGGTCCGTCTAAATATATTCCTTTACGAGGGGGGTCTGTATACCCTTTCGGATTATCTCTTTTCTTTTCTATGTTTTCCATTTGCGTACGCATTAACGATTTAGGTTTAGGTTTTGATTCTTCAATTTTAGACAATTAACTCTCCATCCCGCATAGCGTTAGCCAAACGTACCGCCCGTTGTCCTACTTGATTTGCCCAACGCGAGTCGAGCATCTCCCGTGATGCGGAGTCAAAATCTTTATCGTGAATTGCTTTCCACATGTTTTTAAACTTGTTTAATCTTGGCATACCAAGGTTTATCGCCATGTCTAGAAGCACACGGCAACGAACATCATCGAGTCCTACTGTGCAAGGATGAGACGCGACTAGCTCTTTTTCCACAATATCTATATCGTTGGATAGCAAGAAACGAGCGTGAGTTTCTGTTATACCCTGCTCGTACACCTCTGCTTTAAGCATGTTCATAAAAGCAAGTTCGCCGTCTGTAATACCACGGTCTTCGAGGTTGCGTCCTACACCAATTGTATCAATGCCAAGATGGTCCTTGTATACCTGTAACTCCATACCTTCATGCAGAATTAATTGGTCAATCAGAGCTTCACGATTGTATCTCATTTTGCGGTTCTCTCTTGCTTGCTCTTCGGTTGTTCTTTGGGAGTGGTCAAATACCATTATTTACCTCTGGACTCTCTGCCTAAGTATATACCATAGACACCTGTCATAACACCCATTATAACGGAGACAAATGCAGACTGCTGTGTTGTCGGGTCTTCTAAGTTCATAAACCACTCTGCACACCGCCATGACATCGCAACAGAGGCAATCATAGTTAGCTTGGCTGTAACATTAAACTGCAGCCATCTTTTCCACCAATCAACCATTACTTTTTACCAAAGAATTTTGTAGCTGAACGTACGCCAAAAGAAGCGGCAACGATAACTCCCAAGGAATATTGATACCACTCAGGCATCATTTCTAACTGCAGAAACCCGTTTGCTACAACTTCTTCCATGCCGGGTATGAAGGCTAGTATTAGCGGGATACTAAACAAAATTACCAGCCACTCGTCTTTCCAACTTGATGATGAAGCACGAGCCATCTCTAAGTCCCAATCAATTTCGCCTGTAGCTTTTTTCTGCATAACTACAGCTTCCGCTTGAGCCTTGGCTACCTTTGTAGCTGACTGTGCTTTTTTCTCTTCTACTTTGCCCTCAAGCCACGTAGAAGCGATGTTGCTTATGGGTCCAATCAGTGCAGTTAACATTTCCATCTTTTCCTTGCTTGACGCAAACGGCTGTTAGGATTCTTAGCAGCTTTGGGAAACTTCTTCATTTGTCCAGCAGACCTAGCGCAGAAAGATTTACGCCGTTTAGCATCTTTGCTACCCGGCTTTACTTTTCCTGTTACTGCTGTTTTTAATTTGGAACCGGGGTTCTTTCGCCGATAAGCAGCCACCCCAGCTTTAGTCATTCCTGCTCCCGACTTCGTTGGTCGAAAGTTCTTTTTGTTACGGGCTGGCATCTTATCTTGTTTACGAGCCATTACTTCTTCCTAGCTGTTTGTGCTGCACGTTTAAAGTTAGCTTTGCTTGGCGCACCCCTGCTTCCGGGTTTACGCATGGTCTCTCCGCTACCCGCTTTTATTCTGCGTTTCTTGGCAGCTATGTTAGCATACAGTCCACGTCCAGCCATGCTTACGCCTTTACTAGCTTGTAGCCCTTTTTCTTTGCAGCAGCACGTATCTGTGCAACAGTCATGGTCTTACCACCCTTTTTGCCGCCTGCTGCCCCGCCTTTAGCCATGCCTTTAGACCGCATTTTTGCTTTACCGCCTTTAGCCATACCTTTAGAACGCATTTTTGTTTTACCGCCTTTGGCATATCCTTTAGATTTCATGGCAGAACGTCCACCACGAGCCATGCCCTTGCTCTTTTTATTCATCATCTTCTTCATCGTCTTGCTCCGCATAAAGATTGTCAAATACCCTTGCTGTGTCACTTACATAATTAGGGTCTTGTTTTGAATGGTGTACCCACTGACTTGGTGCAAAATCCGGTGGGCCTTCTCCGGTTACAAACCACGCAGGATTAGTAACCCGGACTCTATTGTTGGGAAGAGCAACCATGTTGCCTGTCCACTTACCTGCATCCAACAATTCCAAAACATGACTTTGTTTGTGTTGAGCAGGGTCATCAGCTACCTCAGTGTCAGTGTAATCGACAGTAAAGTAATACTTTGCAGGATAGAACTCTCCGTCTATCTTTGCCAACCAAGGACATGGTGTTGCTCTATTCAAAACAAACACCGAATGATGGTGTGATTGGCAATCCCAAGGCTGTGCAAGATGTGTAGGTATTGGTTCAGGCCACTCATCTAAAGGCGTATCACCTACAAGTGCAGTAAGAGGCATCCTAGCCCACATAGCACCACCGTGTACATTTTCATCTTCTTCACATCCAGTAAACAATAGTTGAAAACTAAGAGTTCGCATTGGCAGGGTCGTTATCCCTATTGCCATTGCATGAAGAAATTCACCTTGATATCGGTCGAAGTTTGTTGTGTATTCTCTCCGCACCCAAACTTTAAAATACGGTATATTGCTTGTAATGTAATTCATGATTAGGTAGAGTACTCTTGCTTGAGTTGTTGTGAACACTTATAACTAAATTCTACAGGGGGTATGATTACCCTTTGTAAATCTAAAGCCATCACTCTCGCTCTATCTTCACATTCTTTTAAGGTTTTATATGGTCCTCTATTATCTTGAAATTCCACGCACTCAAACGTAGCGACTAGAGAACACACTTTAACAAACGTAATAAACATGATATATCTCCCGGCAATGTTGTCTGCTTATATCACAAATTTCCGGGTTTGTCAAGGGGCAAGTTGCCCTGCCCCCTGACAGTATTATTAGGCAAAGGTTGCCGCAGTTTCTGCAGTACCAAGTTCTGCAATAACCGCAAAGACACGAACCTTACCATCGAAAGTTGCAGTATTAGCAATCAAGTCGATAGTATCGGCAGCGGTATACAGCTTTGCTGTGCCTGCTGCGTTGTTGATTTCGTGGCCTGTTGCTGTGCCATCTAGAGCAGCAACGTACAAATCATCGTCAGTATCATCACCTAAGTCAAGAACTGGCGAACCAGTTGATGCTACAGTGAGAACTTCCACACCCGCCATAAGAACAAGTGTGTTAGCCTTCATTTCAAATACTTCTACTGAGTCAGAAGTAGTCAAGCTAGTTGAAGAAAAGTCAAGTACGACTTCGATAATTTGAGGCTTGATGCCCAGTGGGACACCAGCGACAGCACCAGTTACAGTATAAGTAGCCATTACTAAGTCTCCCTATTAGTCAGTTTTAACGACACCTTGAACGATTGCTTCTGGGCGAATGACCTTACGACCAAACACATGAAGTCCACGAACAATGTCGCTAAAAGTTTCGGTTGAACGTACAACTTCAGTCTTCGCAATATGAGAAGCAGTTGCAGTTGAGGACATATGTCCAGCAAGAACTACAAAGTCGTTCGTAGTATCTTGTGAATTGATAGTCACAACGTCAGTTCCTGAGTTGTTCAGGGCAGTAGACTTGTAACAGTTGAAGCCAGCAATATTGCCAGCCATTACAAGACCATTGCGGAGAGGCGTAGTGCCGTCACCAGTTACCTGAACCTCTGCGAACTTAGCACCAGCTTTGAACGCATTTTCATAGAAAATAGGAGGTGCTACAAACCAGCGGTTCTCTTCTGGAACAGTCTGGTCGTCAAGGATACGAGCCATAGTCATCAGCAAGTTTACAGCAGCATCTTCGTTACCACTACCAGTGATATCGATAGGTGCGCCAGCAGTACCAACAGAAGTGCCGGTATTACCCGCGTTATCTGCCATATTTTGCAGGATGTTGGCATCGTACTTACGCTTCAGCGAGTATGCACCCGATGAAGTAGCAAGAGCCTCGAAGTTAACGTGAGACTGACGCTCTTCAATGTCGTCAATCTTAAACGCAAATGCGTTTGCTTGGTCAACAACCATAGTAATCTGGTCGTCAGCAAGGTCTTGTGGATTTACTACCGCGCCACGTGCATAAGAGGAAACCGTGATTGTCGGTTCCTTAATGATGCGGACGGTATCGCCAAAGTTTTCAATTTCACCAGCGTAGTCGGTATTAGTAATATCTTCTGCAACCGAAGCACGACGAAAGAATTTGAGAACTTTTTGGCTAAAGATTTCCGGAGTAAAATTACCGGAAGGCAGGTTATTATGACCTGATGCGCTATTAAAAGCCATTGTTCAATCCCTTCCTTTGAGGATTAAGAGTTATAATCAATTCGCCCTTCAGCCCTTGCAGAGTCAATTTCGCCTTCCAGCTTTTCAAACTCCCAAGGTTTCATCTTGGCGATATCGGATGCTTTAAACACCCTACCTTCAGTCCGTAAATCTGTGAGGTCACGTGCTTTCGCAGCACCTACAGATACGGCAGCATCTTCCTTTTTCTTCTTTGTACGTTTAGGTGTGATATTCACATCAGCTTTGTACAAATCAATAACACGAGAAGCCCAACGAGCATCTGTATTGTTTTTAAGAATACCATCGGATATGCTAGGCGGTTGTTCTTCTAACCATCCTAAAAATTTCTCGTCCTGTCTAATTTCATTAAAATCAGGATGAGAGTTCATAAGTTCTTGGTATGCCGCTTGAACCCTTGTATTCTGTTCTTTTTCACGAATGGTCTCAAGTTCCTGTTCAAGAATTTGCGCCCGTTCACCTGCTTTCATAGTAGCAATAGTTTCTACTACGTCATACACGTCAGGAAACTCTTCTTTAAACTTGACGAGTTCTTCTTCTGTTTTTGGTAGAGAGATACCTTGTGAGCGAGTAGCTTCAGTGAGGGTCGCTTCTAATTGTTTCTCTTTATCCTTGAACTCTTGTACCTTTTCGTCGTAGTGCCGCTTTAAATCGTCATAACGTTTTTTGTAATCATGTTTGACTTCTGCTTCACCTTGAACAAAACTAGGCTCAGTTTGTTCTTCTTCTTCAGGCTGCGCCTGTTGCTCTTCAACGTTTTCTTCGTCATCATCAAGGTACACATCTTCACGATACTTACCCTTATACAGACCGTCGTTGTTTATAGTTCCGAAGGAATCGTTTGGTTTGTTTGCGCGGTGTCCGCGAACTTTTTTTGCCATTTGTTTTACCTCATCTTGCGGGGCTACTTGGCTTGTAGGTAGCCGCTTCGGTTACGTCAGGGCCGCTGTGCGGGTAGCTGACTAATTAGGTCGGGGTGTGGGACCAGTTACAGGATTGCTTCTGCGAAAGGTTTCCCGTGTTTGTTGCAACCAATCTTTAGCTTTCTTTGCTCGATTGTATTCTGCATCACCCTTTGTAATTCTTTCAAGTAAACCTCTGGTAAGAGCCTTGTCCATATCCAGAGTTTCTTCATACTTATTTTTAAATTTTATGTATCTTCCTTTAGGATACTTTTTGGTAGGACGCATACCTCCTATCCAATCAGCAGATATAAGGACAGCACGGTCAATATCATTAACATCTTTGTATTCAGGAAAAAAGCTATCAAAGCTTTCTATTTTGCTTCGCAACGCTATTTGATTTACTTCTGCTAACTCATCTGTTGTAAGTTCAAGAGGTTCAATCCTTAATGTTGCTCTGGCATCGTCACCTATCTTGTTTAAATAAGGAGTAAATTTACTTATAAGAGCAGAGTTAAAGCCCATCCGCTCTAAGTCTTTAACGTCATGCTGCCCAATGTCAAATCCTAGTCCAACACTTACGCCACTAAGGTCTTTACCTGTTTTCTTTGGAACGTACCCTTGTGCTTCATTGCCCTCAAGTCTGAGAAGTAAATCTGCTGTTAACTTTTCAAATGAAGTAAGATTTGGTACAAACGGTGTATAACCATCGGAAGAGGAAGACGTTGATATAAAGGATTCTTCTGCAGGCTGTTTATATTGAATAGATGGACCAAGTAATTCTAACTGAGGTCTTCCAAGACCAAGAAAACCTCTGCTGCCTGCACTAACAGCCCCTCTTAAACCGGGGTCAATCGAACCCCCTTCTGCAAATCCTACTCTGCCGCCCATGTTTGATTGACGACGGTCTACTTCTGATTTGCCTTGATTGTTAATACGTTCTAGTTGGTCGTATCCACCAAACTTCTTTACGTCTTCAGGCTCAATTACAACTTCGCCTTTAGATAGGGCTACATCTATAAGACCACCCTCTTTCGCTTTTATTTTAGTGTTTTTTGCAGGTTTGTCAACCCCTAGTGGTAATAGCCCTTGTTGCTGCAACCTTTCTGCTGTTGGTGCGTTGAGAACAAATGAACCATCACGCACCTGACGGTACTCTGTATCAGCTACTGTCTCACTCTCTGTAAACTGATTCGGAGGTCCAGATACAAATCCTGTTCCTTGTATGGGGTCACCTGACGTACCCCCCTCTTTCATATAAGTACGTCCGCCTTTAGCTAATGCTCCGTAAGTACTGTCGCCCCCTATGCCTGAAGCATCCATACTCGTGTCGCTACTAAATGATGTGCCACCACCAGCATTGTCATCATCAGAAGAACTCTGCTCATAATCATCACGATACGTACCGGTAGGTGTACTAGAAGTTATATTCTGCCCTGTAGAAGCATCTTGTCTAACCGCACCAGCAAACCCTGTAGTTGTTCCGCTGCCATATGTACCATCTTCATAACCAAACGTATAGTCTATGGTTTGTCTCAGGTCTGCACCACCAAGCAGTTCACTTTTTAATTCGTCGTCTAAAGATGAATTAAGTATGCTCTGCTCGTACATGTAACGACCTTTAATATCTGCTTCTGGCGTTAAAGGTGTAATCGGGCTACTTGTATACTCTCGATACATGTTTTGCAAATATCCGCTACCTAATCCCGCAGATGTTTTATCTCTTAACTCATTTTCAAGTTGAGTTCTAGTTCGGCCTGTGCGTTCAAGAAAACTATCAACATCTCCTACTATTCCATCAGGAGTTAAGGCTACTGCCTTACCGCCCCCTAATGTAAATATGCCGTATCCTTCTGTTCCTAACGCAGCCTGTGCAGCCGCCGCTTCTAATTTTGGTAACGTAACTTTTTCAAATGCCTTTTGACCAAGTGGCTGGGCAAAGTCAATAAGAGGTATGCCTGTTTTTACACCCCCTGAAATAACGTCCCTTCCAGTTGCCATATCAAATCTAGTATCGGGAATACCTATTACACGACCTGCTTGTTTTGCAACTAGATTCTTTAATGTGTTTGTAACGCCACTTACAGTCTTAAGGTCTTGGTCTCTTTTCTTTGCTTCTTCTCGTTCTTTCTCATAGCGTTGTGCCATCTGTGCAAAAGTGCCACCAGTAACGCCTAGTGTTTTAAACGTATCTCCTGTACCAGATACTAAATTAATATTGTCAGGAATACCGTCACCATCCTTGTCTTCTATTCTGTCGCCTGCAGTAGGTTGTGGACCACTAGGACCACTTTCTGAATCGTACCCTAACTCTTCTGCAACTCCACCAGCCTCTGCTGCTCCACGAGATACCTTTGGTTTTTTCATGAAGGGAAGAAAAGACCTTCCCATCTGTTTTTGATAAAGTAAACCCGTAGCTATACCTGCAGCACCCATTCTGCCTGCAAGGTTTGCAATGTAACTTTCAAGTATTGCGTTAGCCACCCGTGTTTTCCTTTATTGCAGCTTCGTAATCAGCCTTCAGTCCCTTGATTTGTTCCAGTGAAGTTATCTTCCCCTGCAGACGGAACACTTCCAGTTCCGATTGTGCCGCCACCAACGCCCGAAGCGTCATCTGGATTTGCTCCTGCAGGTACTGGTCCAGACTGTCCCATGCCTCCTTGTTCGCCACCAGTGGGCTGACCTTGCTGGCCTGTGTCTTGTTGAGCATTTTGTAGTCCTCTTAATATCTCTGCAAAAATCTGAGCTTCATTAACGTCATTTACCAAGCTATCAGGGTCAATGTCTTGTGCGATAGCAAGTTCACGTACCAAGTTAGGTATCTTAATAAATGGTGCAAGAGAAGGATTAGATGCAGTTTGTAACAAAGTAGTGAGTCGCTGACTACGTACTTCTTTTTGCATAACTGCAGCTACGCCTCGTGGTTTAATTTCAAGGTCGCCTTCAATGTCAGGTGCATCTTGATTAAACTGCATATTCCATTGGAAATACGATTCCCCCAGCGGCTTCAATAAATGGTCATCGATGTTTTTAATGACTGTCTTCAATGAAAGACTTGCTCCACCCAATAACATTGATAGACCGGATGCAGTACGTCCCGTTCCTGATACCCCTGTTTGACCGTGCATAATTGAAGGAAGACCTGTTTCTTCATCTGCAAGCTGTCGGCTAATCTGGTACATCTGAATGTTTTCAGGTGCAGTGTTAGGAAACTTTAACCCATTAATTGCTGTTCCTGTAACCCCTGATTGACGGCGGAATATTTTGCCGGGAAAAATATCCATATTCTGTCCCGGTACAAGACTTGCTTCGTCTACGTCAAAAACTAAATTGCCAGCGAGAGCAAGATTGTCGATTGCCATTCGAACATGCCCATTCATCAACATTTGAGCATCTTCCATGTTCTCCGCAATACCAACTCCCCACACTTGATAAGGGTTAATTTCATAAGGAAACACTTGATATGGTATACGTGCAGGGGTAAATGGATTTACAACACAGCGTAAAACTTCCATGCCGCATACCCATACGTTTACTTGAACTTGGTCCAGAGGGTCCATGTTGTATGCTTCATCTATACCTGCGTCTTTTGCCAATTCAGAATCAAGCACCCCCCAATATTCTAATACTTCAAAACGCCCTTCTTGATAGTACGCTTCGGTTTCATCCTCTCTGATAGTATCTTCATAGTACTTGTCATCGTAGTTTGGACCTGTTGCAAGAACATTCTCAATAGCAGTTTTATAAAAATGAGGATGGTTTATTAATCCTCTTATCTGCTGTCGATTCATTCGATGACGTTGAATGACATACTCACAATCTTCTATGCTTGTTGCAGAGGGGTCTGGATGAAAATCCCAAATAGGAACATGTTCAATACGAGGAACAATACGTTCGTACGGCATGTACATACGTTCTCCTTGCTCGTTACGCCCCCACTTGTGAATACGTTTGTAAAAGTTAAACGGTCCTTTGACTATGCCTGTTCCTAATAAGGCAGATTCAAATATCGCACTACGTAAAACATTAACTGCACTTGTATCCAGCAACTGGTCATGAATTTGCTTTTCCATGTTCAGTGCTGTTTTTTGAGCGGGACTTATCTGAGGTTCCCCCATCAAAGCTGGACCTTCTTTTAAGTTCGCGTTCTGATATCTTCCTTGTAACCCGCCTAAGAAATCACCACCCGTGGCTTGAGTTGCACCAAAAGGCATTTGCCTACCGTCCCCCTCAAATCCATATGGGTCTATAATATCATCAAGAGGCGTACCAGCATGAGCAAACTCTGCTATTCCTTCTGGAACAGGAGTAGGTTCAACTACAATAGGAAATTTTTTATTAGCAAACAGGATGTCTACAATTTGCCCGTAAGCAGCAAGCACTTTTGTTTTAGTAATCTTTATGAATACCTTTGACCTTTCAGAATCACGATACTGAGTAGTAGAATCGTAAATCCCCCGAAAGTTCTTGTATGCTTTTAGCCATCTTTGTTCATATGAATACCTACCGTTCTCAGAATCTTGTAATTTACCTTTAATGTACCCAACAAGACCGGGCATTTTTTCTTCTGGATTAATTACGGGAACGGCAGTATCATCTGCAGGTTCAAGAAAGTTATCAGACATTTTTAATAATCGCGTTCTTCAGCCATCTTCATTACAGAAGGGTCAACTGCTGTTTTGGTCATTTTTTTAGGCATATCTTCTGTAAGAACACCTTGAGCAGTTTTAGTATCAAACTCTAAACCCTCACGGTATAGGTCTGCTGCTCCCATCTGGTCATCGACAGATGTCTTATCAGAGTTCATGATATAGCCCTCTCCAAAATTCAAATTGGACATCGCTATGCTCCTTATATTGGTGGTTGTAAAAATGAGCCTGTCATTGACGTTTCTTCACCTTGCATCGCGGCTCGACGTGCTTGGTTTACCATTCCTGTTGCCTGCTGCGCTTCAAGGCTTGTACCTTGGGTTGGCGGCGGGGCTTGTATCTGTGGTTCTGGTCCCGGTTTGGATTTACCTAAAGATTGTTGCATCATCCCCAAGAGTGGAGAAACAGCAAACGCACCCACAGTTTTAGCGGATTGTTCTGCTCCTTTTGGGTCGGCTACTGCACCTGTCAGCATTTCCCCAGCTACTCCTGCTGTACCGCCTACTGCTTCAATCGTAGGTGACGGACCAAATAAATTTCTAGCTGTCTGTCTACCCTTTTGCTCTGCTATGTCAAATGACTCTGGGTCTAAAAAGGCAGTAGCAAGGTCTACAGCCGGTCCCGGAATAATTTCTGCTAAACCTTTTGCAGCTACAGCAGCCGAAAGCATACTTGATTCTAATTTTGATGTGTCTTTACCAAATATGTCCATCACGTCATCAAGTATACCATCAAAACTACCTGATGCTTTTGCTGCTTTCTCTGCTTTCTTTTCGTCTCTAAACTTCTTTTTTACCTCTGCTTTTTCTGCGCTTATCTCTAAATTCTTACGGAGTGTATCTTCATCAATAGGTGGCATCTGTTCAATACGAGACAGTGCCTGTAACTCTTGTTCTTTCTGTAGGGTAGCACGTGTACGTGAAGCTTGTTCTATTTCTGCTTGTTCTGCTTCTGTTAACTCTCGTGCAGCGGCAGAAACAGGCTGGCCTCTGAGGTCTTCTGTAGCGGCAGGAAAAGCTACACCCCCTTCGCCAGCAAGATTCGGAACATCCAAACCCACAGTATCTGTAATCAGCATGTTGACGTTGGGTAGGTTTAGATTCTTCGCGTTCTGTGCTAGTAACGCCTCCGTGAGTTGACCTAATTCACGACCATCTGCACTTGCAGCTAAATATGCTTTGCCTGCTGTGCCGGGTTGTTGATGACCTACATAGTCTTCCCGAAGTGCAGGGTCAACTTTGAACTCTCTAGCAAGCTGGTCTTGTACGGCAGAGCGAATATCTGTAGGTTGCCACCCAGAAACACCATTTTTATCTTTGGGTATTGCGGTTGGAAAACGTTCTTCTACAATAGGTTTAATATAAGTATTGTGAGCCTTATCTACCCTGCTCTTTGTTGTATTAAATAGTTTTATTTTTGTTAAAGGTTCACCTTCTGCTGCTGCAGCTTTTGATTTTGCGGCTTGGTTCGCAAGAAACTCAGCCATTGCACCCTCATAGGTGACAGGATTTCTTTTTTTATTTTCCCTTTTTACGCCTTTTACTGCTACGGTTAAATTTCCTGTATCAGGATTTTCAGAAATAATTAAATCGTCTAAAGTTAAAGGGTCTTTATTTTTAGTACCTAGCATTGTTTCTACACGTACAACTGTGTTCTTGTGAAAAAAGATAAACGCTTTAGTGTCTGCATCTACACTATCGCCCATTGCAGCAAACCCATCTGCGTATGCTTTATCTAGGTCTTTAGAATTAATTGGTCCTTCCATAGGACGTGCGCCACGAGATTGACCACCACCAAATCCAGCCTTTTTTCCTTTACCGCTTCTGCCTGCGATAGAAGTGTACTCAAAATCAAATGTGGAAAATCCTGCGTTCAATTCCTTTTCTAACGCTTGCATACCTCCAAAGTAGTTTGCTGTTGTTGTCCCTTTTTCAGAAAGGTCTTTAATGAAAGCTGGAGATTTTACTGTTTCAAAGTAGGGGCTATCAAGAGATGCAGATGGAATCCTATCAGAATCGATTGCACTGCGAAGTTGATTTAATCGGTCCTGACGGCTTTGAATGCTCTTTACATCTTCACGACCATACGCATACTCAAACGCATCGCCTATAGTGAGCGTACCGTCTTTTGTCTTTTGTTCAAAGGTTTCTAAATCCATTAGTAACCGAATACCTCATCTTGTACTTGATGTACTTGATTTTTGATTGCACCAAGCTGGTGTTGTATGGCAGCGTACCCGCTCATTCGTGTCATCAACATGTAACGAAGAGCATCGTATGCGTGGTCTTCTGCTTTGGTATCTACGTCTTCGCTGTTTGTTTTGGACAGCGGTATACCTGTAAGCTGCTTGATTATGTTTTGACAGTTAGAAAAGAAACGTACCCGTGGTTCTTGTGTGTACGGGTCATCAGCTAATCGTCTGTGTATTTCCATCTTGCCTTGTAATCGATTGCGGTCAGATGGTGTCCACCTCACTCCTGCTCTCATCATCGTTTCAGCTATCGATGGACCGAAGCCTGTCTTGTTCCAGCACGATGAATCGAGTACGGTGTAATGTGCAGGTGGGTCAAGTTGTTCTGCTTCTAGTATTTTATCAGCCAGTTCCTCTGCTGTCAAGTGTTTGGCGTACAACTCACGATAGACCCAAATATTGTTATCCCAATCAATAGCACCCCAAAGCACACACGAAGGACTCGCATAGCCGTAGTCGGCGGCTCGTATGCGGGGCCAGTTGGTAGGTAATTCGAAAGGCTCGACCACGTGTCGAACACGAGAAAACTCAGGAAAAGCTGCACCCTCTGCGACATCCCAATCTCCATCTAACAATCGCTTCCGCTCTACTTCGGGCAATGATAGCAGCATTGCTTCGTACTGTCCGTCTTCCATCAGGAATGGATTGTCTGTCAGTCGTGCGGGTACGAACTTTCGGTAGAATAAAGGTTGTCCTGCCTTCTCATGCTTTGATGGGTACAAGAATGGTGTTTGTGTTTCTATGTCGAAGGCAGCGTACGGTTTGTTTGGTTCAATATCATCGATGTACGTTTTCTTAACCCACCAGCCGCCTACACCACCGGGGTTGGCTGTGCAGCGCATGTACAGATGCTGCTGTAATTCTGGGTCAGTCGTACGAAGACGTGAACGAAGATAGTCCCAAACGTACGGCGTTGGGTACTGGGTTATCTCATCTATACCTATCCAGTTGAACGCCTGACCTTGAAAGCGAGTTACGTCCTTGTCTTTGTCGAGGTATGTGAACCAGATGGTGGCTCCTGATGGAAAGTGCCACGTTGATTTTGATTCACGAAACTTTGCACCGGGAAACGCCTTAGTATATAGTTGACGTGACTTGTCGATGAGTTCAGTTAGTTCGTCCAGAGTCCGACGGAGAAGTAGCCCACGATGATTAGAGTTGTGGCAAAAGCGCAAAGGGTCAGCAAGCAAGGCAAAACTCTTTCCACCCCCTGCTGCACCGCCATATAATACGTCCCGTTCACCAGCGGACAAGAACTGTTCCTGTGGTCCGGGATTAGGTTTGAAAACAACTTCATACTCTTCTACCAAATCGGAGACCGCAGCCGGTACGTTTTGCAGGTCTCCCTCGTCTATCAATGTGGTCTGTTTGCCGTTTAGAGCCTTCTCTACGCGGCTTTGTGACTGCTCGACCTTACGGGCGTACCTTCGCTTATCTTCGGCAGTCTTGGACGCTTTAGCGGCTCTTTTCTTCGCTTGGCGTACTTGTTTCTGTGCCGCACGTCTGGCTATCTCTGCACGAGACAGATTGTAGATAGCTTTTGGTGCGTTGGGGTCTCTTTTTGGTCTACCGCGCTTTTTCGGCGGAGACTTCTGCTCGTCTGCCACGATGTTCTAACCTTTGTTTGTTCAGTGATTGGAACTCTTCTGCAGCTTCTGCATCAGACATGTCCTGTTCACGACCTCTACGCATTACGTACCGCTGTAATTCTTTTTCAGTCATCTTTGCGAGTTCACTTGTAGTCAAAGTAGCAGTGTCACGCAAATTTAAAATTGCTTTATTGACTCGTTCCATCGATTACGACCTCTTCCTTTGGTGGTAGCAGTACAACACCGTGGATGGCCTGTACATTGTGGTTTATTTGTTCCTGTTTTGCTACGCCTACACGATTTAACAGTGATTCAGCCGCTCTGAGGCGCAAATCGTCGCCTCTGTCGGGGACGGGGTTGTCTATGGTATTGACAAGGCGGTTCGCAGCCTTCAGAGCGTTCGTAGCAAGCAGGTTTTTTGTACGTGAGATGATTTCATCGGACAGACTGTCCTTTAACCAACTGACTGACCCGCGAGAATACCCTGCGGACAGGGCTGCGTCGGTTACATTTCCACCGTTTTCGAACAAGTTGTCGAGAAACGTACGCTGTTGGGGTGTCAACTCACGTTTTTTGTGCTGTTGAGCAAGTAAATTCATCGGATTTCTCTTGGTTTGCGAGAGTTGCGGCACTTTTCTAGCCAGAGCTGTCCGTAAATTTAAATATATTAGGAAAATGCGGGGACATCCGCTAGTGAGATGCAACTCTTCACTGTTATATTAGTGTTTTAGGTGTCACCTGTCAAGAAAAAATACGATAGCTGTCGATTTGGGGTTGACAGAACGTGATTTGAACTGTACACTGCCGGTGTAACCCGCCGGGGAAACACCACTACTCATGTAGGGAGTACGTTTTGGTGTACCAACGGGGTACGTTTTGGTTCATGCAGGGGAGTACCTTTGGGTACGTCCCCTTTTTCTGTATGAAATTCACAAAAAAATAAAAAATATGGCGGGTTTGCATACAGGTACGGGTACTCCCCCCGTGGCCCTAGCGACCCCGTTCGCCCAAAGTTCATCATTGATAATCTGCCATGACACCCAGAGCAAAACGTACAAGATGAACACGCCCCGCCGGTAAGACTATTCGCGTCAAGCTGGGCTTTTTTTAATTTGCACTGACAGTTTCTCATATCGTTAACCCAAAAGGCTCGCATGTTGGTGTTGATATTGTTAGCAATCCCGAACAACCTATGCGCCAGAATATCCCGCCAGTACAAGCCGATAGATATTATTCTGGCATACCGGCAAAAAGAAACCCCGCCAACTAGTGACGGGGCTAAGTTCAGGGAGAAAAACGGGGTACGTTTTATTCAGTGGTAGGTTTTACATCCGCGAGGGTCTTAGTATGTTTTTCAAATGAGAACATTGAAATGCCCGCATTGCCCAAGAGAGTTTCCAACACGCCCATCTGTTTAGTGATTACGTTTACAAGCTGGGCAATCGCTTGGAGGTCTTCATTCGGTATCACTGCAAAATCGTCCGCGTTCTCTTCGTTTACGTTGAAGTTAAAAGCTGTCTTTTTCATCGGTTTTCCTTTCGGTATTGACGGGGATTGCAACAGCGCAACCCCCTTATAAGTACGTTTTAAACCAGTTCAACGGATAGTGTCAACCTATCTCTGAACACGTTTTGAATACGTTCTTCCAGATGATTATCACACCAATTCTCAATGTACTGGTCAAGCTCACTGTCAAGCTGGCTTGTTATCATGTCTTCAACATCGCTTTCTGTGATAGTTTCATGTTCATTCGAAACAACGTTTTTGATTTCCTGCTGGATAACTTCGCGCAAGCTATGCAAGGCTTTTGCTTCGGTATCAGTCAGAGTAATTGTGCAACCGTCCATGATTATGCCCCCAACTTATATTTGCGCTTTTTACGTCCAGTCGTAATTGTCTGCACGTTATACCCAGCGTTCCGGATTGCCTCAATATGCTTATGAACGGCCATCTTCGACTTAACATCAGTCTTGCGCAAGATAGTGTCTAAAGTGACAGGATAAGGCCGAGCAACAAGCACTTTCAGAACTTGCTTAGTCTTCGGCTCAAGCAATCGAGTTCCCCCGACTACTGGCTTTCTTCTTGCTGGCTTTTCATCCCTGAAGACATATTGAAGCAAGCGATTGGCCGCCTCTTCCTGTTCTTTCCGGTCTTCGGCAAAACCCCGTAAAGCTTCATTCAGATAAGCCCGGGCTTTCGGCGGGGAATAAACCCAAGCAAGGCCGATATTCTCAACAATAGTATTTCTGGTTTTCTCTTTCATAATGTTTTCCTTTCATCCAATTATTGCAGAGATTATGAGGATTATTAAGGCAATCCAACAAAGCCGATAAATCATTACAATGATATCACCCATCAGGCGGCAACCCCTTCCAATGATAACCAAGCATCACTGGTCAGAACATCCCTCACCTTGTCCGCACGTTGACGCTGTACGTCATGTTGACGTTGTGTAGTGGTTCCTTTTTCCATCGTGTGAGTAGACCAGTGAGTGAGAGCGTTATAACCCGCCCACATAGTTTCCCCCAGTTCTAGAGCCTCATCATGATATTGATTTACCATGTAATCAAGCAAGCCTTTATTTATTGGCTTTTCATCTGGCTTGTCACTTGGCCTTGCCGGTCGCTGGCAGATTGTCTCTTCGAGTACGTTTTGAAAAGCGCGGGGAGTGAGACCAAGGCTTGCCCATCTGTCCATCTGTTCCCGTTGATTAGCGAACATGTCCAGAGATAAAACCGCCTTGCCGGTTAGACTTGCCGTGTCCAGATTACGGGTATGTTTCTTTTTCTGGTGATAAGCTTTCTCACCCCCGAACACTAACGTATTGCGGCACAGGTCACGATAGGCCCCGCTGAACACTTGGAACGCCCAAGACATGTCAATGCTGTTGAACACATCCAAGCGCGGCACAACACCGTCTGAACCCTGACGGCTTCGAACGTCTGACTTCATATCTTCAAAGTAGATTGTCCGATGCGCTTTTTTCCCTGCTTCGAATAGCCTATCAACTACCCGCAGCCGTCCACCCAGTGGACTATCTTGAAGCTGTTCAGCCTGCACTTTCATCATAGTCTGGTGAGGAACAAGCTGATACGTTTTTGGGATAGGCCGCATATCGACAAGCTGGCCTGTAGCCTTGTTCAATACAGCGTGATAGTTATTAATCTTGGTCGGCTCAACTACCTGCTGGATAGTGTCTCCATATGGGGTTTTATCTTCCCAGTAAGTTTGCGCCTCGATTGGCACTCGCTCGAATACTGCCCTATCTGTAAACAGGGACAGGTCGAACGGGTCGGCGTGTTCGTACTGGATGCCGTCCCGAATATCTGAGAGGCGGCTATTGTTTGGTACTAAATCAAGCATGTTTTTTCCTTTCATAACTGCGTTGATGTTTCCAGTGTAAGGCACAAAACAAAACAAAAGTAAAGCGTTTTTCTGCCTGCAAAATTTGACCGGCTAGCCCCACGACTCGCCACCAGCCCGAAAGAATCAGACCACCCCGCCCCCAAAACAATACCAAAAAGCAAGGTTGTATTCTCTCCCCAAGAAATGAGCTGACAATATTTAAGAAATAAACTGACAATATTTCACCCCTAATGTGTCATGAACAAGACTTGCCTAGTGTCCGCAGACCAACACAGCGCACAGTTCGCACAGTTGGCAACATCGCCTGTCTGTTCTGGACAAACAAAAGACTTGCCTGCTTTTGGCTTGGCTCGTTCGGTGCTATTAGCTGAAAAGATATGGTTTAGATTGTTGCTGAACCTGACAGAAAATCGTTCCCCATAACGTTGACGGGTAATGTCGATTATCTGCCCAATTTCACTTTCTCTTGCTCTGCCTGTATATCCCCATACCGCCAAGTTGTCATAATCATTTAGCCACCATGCCCAGCGATTGACATAATCAACAGAATAAAAATCACCCAAAACATGCAGACGGATGATAACGCCTTTATAAGTAGAACACAGTTCTTCTATTTCTTCATTTAGTTTGGCCTCGAGTGCCTGCCCATGCTCGATGCGATGAGCAAAGGCCATGTTGTTTCCATAACAGTTGTCCCAGTGATAACATTCACGGGGACAAGTTGCCCGTTCTTCAAGTGTAAGCGTAAAGATAACATAACCCTTAAACTTACCTTTCTTAACAACAGGCAATTTACCCTTATCTGCTATCTTGTTATTATTAGATAACTTAAGCGCACCAGTTTTGAGTTCTGCGATTGACCGCCTAGCGTTCGGATACATGGTGACTGCTGGCTTGTTTATATCTGCTTTTCTCATTCGTTCGTTTTCCTATTCACAAAAGATAAAACAAGACTAGACACAAAAAAGCTTACCTGTCAAGTGCCTTCTGTTTTTGCAAATAACAAACAGAGCAATACATATCCCAACTATCCCAAACATCAGCCCTCGCACCACACTTGCAAACGTACTCCTGTTTTGTAATGTGATGTTGAGGCTGACATTTTTGGCTGACATTATCTGCTGACAAAATTTGGCTGACATTATTCGCTGACAATATCTCTGTCCTCAAGTTCTGCAAGCATATAGTCTGCATAATACTGCGGTCTGCCTTCATCATCCATCTGAGGCACAAACTTCATCACGCTATGCAACAGATGCTCAATGTTTTCTAGTTTGCGTAAATCAGATACCCATACATCACCACAGTCATGTATTGTCTGAACCATATTCTTTATGTCATTGTGAGCCTTTAGAAACTCAACTCTTTCATCATCTGTAATATACATCATTGCTCATCCCCAACTGTAGATATAATGTCTAACTTCATCTGTTTAGGCTCATACTCACCGTTCGCTAATTCGGCTAAAATTTCATGTATTTCGCTAGGTAACGCATCACTACCCAGCCATAGACTAACCATATCTTCTGTAATCTTTTTGTCATCTGTGTATTTCCATTTTGACTTGTAATCGATATTCATTGGTACTTGCTCCACTTCTCTTGCCATGCTTCGTTTAATATCTCGTCATATTCTTGGTCGCTGTAGTGTGTC